GGGTTCGCCGCGATGTATTTGAGACCCTTGACGCTGCTCATCCTGAGTGGCGCTATTACGACGAACGCACAAAGCGTACTGTCCCCTGCATATTTGACTTCTTGCTAACTGACGAAGGTTACGTTGGAGAGGATTACCTCTTCTGCGACCGTGCGCGTGAGCAAGGCTTTGAAGTTTGGATCGACCCAACCATCAAGCTAGGCCACATGGGCGTACAAGAGTATGAAGGCGACTTCGGCAACGACATCCTCTATCCGATGATCGTCCCCTTAAAGAAGGAAGCTGCATAATGGCACGCAAAAAAGCAAAGCGTTATGATGATGGCGGCGAAATCGTCGTAAGCGGAAGCCGTGCAGCGGATGCCCTTGCGCTGGATCGTATGATGCGTGAGCCTAGCTTTGTTAGCAGCTCCCTCGGTAGCAGGTTTGGCGGGGACGACTCTGGCGGTGGCGGTGGCGGCGGTGGCTCTTCTAGCCCCAAAGTGAGCGTCGGTAAAGTACGAACTCCCGTTGGAAAGGTCTTTGGGGTTAGGGATATCCCTGTAGGTAAGGGCAGTTTATCTGTCGGCGTAAGCCCTATGGGTGGCGGCAAAGTAGGTGGTACGTTTAGAACATCTTTTAAAAAAGGTGGTAAACTCCCTGATCTTACTGGTGACGGCAAGGTCACTCGGGCAGACGTACTCAAGGGGCGCGGTGTTCCGGGTTTCAAAAAGGGCAGTAAGGTCAGCGCCGCTGAAGCCGTACACAAGCACGAGCGTGCCAAGCACAAGGGTCAACCACTAACCAAGATGGCCAAGGGCGGTTCTGCTGCTTCTAAGCGTGGTGATGGCTGCGCTACCAAGGGTAAAACCAAAGGAAGGTTTGTATAATGCCTAAGTATTTAAAACCCGTACCTCCAAAAAAGGGATATCGCCGTGGCTTTGAGCCGCGTCCCGGTGAGAGCGATAGTGCGCGTTTGAAGCGTGAGACGGCAGAGCTTTTGCGGCGTATAGAAAATAAGAAGCGTTACGGCGCGACTTATGAGAACTATCCCGACCAAGACATCTACGCTGCTGGCGGCACTATCGACAAAAAGAGCAGGGATACTAGTGCCCGTTTACGCTCGGGCCTAGTGGAGTTAAACGATAGGCTTAGCCCTTTGGGTAGCTTTCCTAGGGATATTGCCAGTGGCTTGATAGCAGGCGCTAGTAAGGGCGTAAACAGAATGATGGGGCGGGCGAAGGCAGACGCAGATAAGATAAGCGCAGCTTTAGCGGATCAACCGAAAAAAAGTGCACCGCAGATGCCGGATAAGCGCCCAAAGACTACGCCACCAAAACGTGCACCGGAGATGCCGGATAAACTCCCAAGGACGCCACCAAAACGTGCACCGGAGATGCCGGAGAAACGTATGATAAAACCCGTTGAACAGTTTGCTAAGGGCGGATCAACTGCCTCTAAGCGTGGTGATGGCTGCGCTACCAAGGGCAAAACCAAAGGACGTATGGTCTAATGGCCAAGACGCCTGCTTGGACACGCAAAGAAGGCAAGGACCCTAAAGGTGGCTTGAACGCCAAAGGTCGTGCGTCGTTAAAAGCGCAAGGGCAGAATATTAAGCCCCCTGTTAGTGCCAAGCAAGCCGCGAAGTCGCCTAAGTCAGCCGCTCGACGTAAAAGCTTTTGTGCTCGTATGTCGGGTATGCCCGGTCCTATGAAAGACGAGAAGGGTCGCCCTACTCGTAAAGCCCTGTCGCTTCGTAAGTGGGATTGCTAAGATGCTAGATGGGCACGAAACTTTTAAGTATGCTATAGATATAGCTTCATTCTTCACGGTTGTTGGGACGATGGTTTCTATGCTTCCAGCAATCGCAGCGTTGTTTACTATTATATGGACGGCAATTCGTATATACGAGACGAAGACCGTGCGAAGATGGCTAGGTAAGGAATAGAACTATGAAACAGAATAGAGATACCCAGATCGGCGAACGCGCAAAGGCGTTTGTTTCGGCCCGAGCAGCAGCAGATGCGGCCAAGAGGTCACGGAAAAATAAGACGATGTCAAGCGACTCATCCACAGGTGGCTCGGACACAGTACCGGCGACCCCCGAGCGTGACGAGTTCCGCAAAGAAATGATGCGGCGTAACGCCACGCCCGGTATGAAAAAGGGTGGAAAAATGAAGAAGTATGCCGCTGGTGGCGTCACTAAGGAAATGCCTTCGTCGAAGGCTATGGGGAGTTTGAATATGGCAAAGGGTGGAAAAGCTAAGATGAAGCCAGCGGCTAAGGGTAAGCCGTTCGCAGCAACCAAGTTTGGCGCTGCTATGATGAAGAAGTCGGCTGACACGATGGGTCGTGCGATGGTCGGTGCGGGTAAAAGCAGTTCGCCCGTTGGTTTGGCTAAGAAGGGCCATACCGGCGTCCCACTACGTGCGGGCAAGACTAAGCCTTCGATGGCTAAGTTCAAAAAAGGTGGGAAAACCTGCTAATGCGCCCGTGCCGAGGTATGGGGACTATAAGTAAGTCCAAGATGCCTAAAGGCGAAGCTATTGGTATGGCTGCGGGTGGTGAGTCGAAGGTCAATGAGGCCGGAAACTACACCAAACCCGGTATGCGCAAGGCTATCTTCAATGCCATCAAAGCTGGTGGTAAGGGCGGTAATCCGGGCCAATGGTCCGCAAGAAAAGCCCAGATGATGGCTAAGCAGTACAAAGCAAGAGGTGGTGGTTACAAGTGAGCGGATTAGCTAAATCCCAGCAAAGCCTGAAGTCTTGGACTGAGCAGAAGTGGCGAACCAAAAGCGGTAAACCATCGACGCAAGGGTCTAAGGCTACAGGAGAGCGCTACCTACCGGAGAAAGCTATAAAGTCCTTGTCTTCTGCGGAGTACGCAGCGACAACCAAGGCTAAGCGGGCCGGTAAGGCCAAGGGTAAGCAGTTCGTTAAGCAGCCAAAGACCGTAGCTAAGAAAACAAAAGGTTTTAGGTAATGACCACAAGCGGAAGCACCTCATTTGACCTTAACCTCAACGACCTAGTCGAAGAGGCTTTTGAGCGTTGTGGGGCTGAGCTTCGTACCGGTTATGATCTGCGTACTGCGCGTCGCAGCTTGAACTTGCTTACCATTGAGTGGGCAAACCGTGGTATTAACCTGTGGACTATCGACCAAGGTTCTATTGCTATGGTGCAGGGTACAATCACCTACAACTTGCCAATCGACACGATTGACCTGTTAGAGCAGGTGATACGTACAAATGCTGGTACAAGTTCGAACCAGCTTGATATCAACATCAACCGTATTAGCGCCGACACGTACATCACGATCCCAAATAAGAACGCTCAAGGACGTCCTATCCAAGTGTGGATTAACCGTCAGTCTGGTGCGAATGGACAGGGTAATAATATTTCCTACCCGCAGATTAACGTGTGGCCAGCCCCAGACCAAAGCAACTATTATACCTTCTTCTACTACCGCCTGCGCCGTATACAGGATGCAGGTGACGGTCTTAACACGCAAGACATCCCATTCCGTTTTCTCCCCTGCATGGTAGCAGGGCTAGCGTATTATTTGTCGCTTAAACTCCCCAGCGCTATGGAACGTACAGGGATGTTGAAGCAGATGTATGATGAAGCTTGGCAGCAGGCTGCGGATGAAGACCGCGAAAAGGCTCCGTTGCGGATCGCTCCGCGTCAGATGTTTATCTAGGAGGTACGATGCCCAATCCATTTGCCTCTGGTAAAAGAGCCATTGCGGAATGTGACCGCTGTGGCTTCCGGTATAAACTCAAGCAGCTTCGCAAGATCACCATAAAGACTAAGAGCACCAATATCCTTGTGTGCCCTACTTGTTGGGAGCCTGACCAGCCACAGCTTCAACTCGGTATGTATCCGGTTGATGATCCGCAGGCACTACGTAACCCACGCCCTGACGTCAGTTTCTGGCAGGCAGGTATGACCGGGCTTAAGATAAAAATTTACGGGCAAGTACCAAGTAGCAACGTGTTAGCTTTTGGTGGCCCTAGTGACGGTAGTCGTGTTATACAGTGGGGGTGGGGTCCTGTAGGGCTAAATAATCCTTTAGCTTTGCCTAATCTACCAAATACGCTAGTAGCTACAGGTAGCATAGGTACAGTGACGATAGTAACGTAGGAGTAAGTAATATGGCTAAGTTTAGCAAAATAATGGGTGGTAAGGAAGTCGGCTCTGCCGAAGTCTACGCCAAGCCACACACCATGAAGGGCGGTACTAATATCGACCTCGGCAATAACGGCTACCCAAATAACATCCCTAACACGCAAACACTGCGTACTCGTGGTACCAAGCTGGCTACCAAAGGTAATTGCAGCAGCACGAAGATGGGCTAATGAACTACGCTACTCTGTTTGAAACCATTAAGGGATACGTAGAAAACGACTTCCCCAATACGTCATGGACGGACTCCGCTGGTACGGGGACCGTGACGTTTACGTCTACCGAACAGATTAACACATTCATACAAGAAGCAGAGCAGCGTATATACAATATGGTCCAGCTTCTGGACCTACGTAAGAACGTAACTGGTAACGTCACAGTAAATAATCCATACCTCGCGGTACCCACTGATTGGCTTGCAAACTTCTCGCTAGCTATAATCACCGTAAGCGGGCAATACATTTACTTAATCAACAAGGATGTTAACTTCATCCGTGAGTCGTTCCCTAACCCAAGTATTACAGCGCAACCTACTCATTACGCGTTCTTCGACGAGAACTCGTATATCCTCGGCCCTACGCCAGACGCGAGCTATGCAGCCGAACTACATTACTTCTACTACCCAGAATCTATTGTAACTGCTGGTACGTCGTGGCTTGGCGATAACTTCGATAGCGTGCTGTTGTATGGCTCTTTACTTGAAGCCTACACCTTTATGAAGGGTGAGCCAGAGATTATCGCTAACTACCAACAGCGATATGGCGAAGCACTTGCTATGTTGAAACAACTCGGTGAAGGTAAGAATCGTCAAGATATGTACCGGACCCAACAGATACGCCAGCCGGTGAGGTAATATAATGTTTAACGAACTTTCTTCTGCCCTTGGCACCGTGCAGGTCATGACCACGAATAACCGTGGTTTTTCTGCTGAGGAGCTTGCTGATCGTGCTCTTAATCAAATTC